ATTGGTATTTTCAAGACTATTCTATATCACAACAGTTTTATTATTACAATTTATTAAGAAGTGCGGATTGGGTTTATTGTCATAACGAGAGTGATGTAAATTACTTCAGAGGATTGGGCTGTGAGGATGTCAGAGTCATGAGAAGTTTGATGATACCAGAGGGTTTGAATCCAAGAACTGAAAAGGGAAACGGCACAATGATTGGTGGTAACTTTGTCAGTTGGTATGGTGGGTTCGATTCATTTATGGTTGCCATGTATTTACAAGACAAGATAACAGCACCATCAATGGGTAGAAAACAAGATGAGGAAAAACTCATAGAGGAAATAAACTATCTACCTTATTTGAGTTGGAGAGAATGGATAGTGGAGTTGGGTAAGTATAATGTGGGAGTTCATCTGATGAGAACACATGCGGCTGGTACATTCGCTATGAACTGTGCTTTTCACGGAATACCTTGTATCGGATATAAGGGATTGGATACACAAGAGACATTACATCCCTTGACCACGGTGGATATTGGAGATATAGAAGCAGCCAATGAGGTTGCTAAAAAACTAAAGGAAGATAAATTTTATTGGTTGTGTAGTCAGACTGCCGAAAAAAGATTTGATGATTACTATACTGAAAGGGCTTGGTTAGAAAATTGGGAGAAGACTAATGGCTAACATATTGGTTACGGGTGGTGATGGACTCTTGGGTACGAATATAATACCGTTACTTAAAAAAGAATACGATACTGTATTTCACCCATCACACTTAGAAATGGACATCGAAGTTATGGAAGAAGTCAAGTCTTTTATCAATGATGATATTGACATGGTTGTACATTGTGCGGCTATAGCAAATGTTCCTTACGGTGAAACTCATCCAAAAGAAATAATACAGACCAATGTAATGGGAACTGTTAACATTACATTAGCATGTATGGAAAAAAATATAAGGTTGGTTTATATTTCAACTGCTCATGTTTTTGATGGTAAAGATGGATTGTATAAACCTCAAGATCCTATAAATCCAATCGGTAAGTATGCTAAAAGTAAAGCAGCTGGTGAGTTGGTCAGTAGAATATATGATAATTCATTGTCAATCAGAACCGAGTTTTTACCCGTTGAGTTTCCATTTGAGTTTGCCTATGTTGACAAATGGGCATCAAAAGATTATGTAGATATATTAGCACCAAAGATAGTAGAAAAGTGTTTGAGTGATGAAACCGGCGTCTGTCATGTTGGTAGTAAAAGACGCTCATTCTATGAGATTGCTATAGAGAGGAATCCCAATGTAAAAAAGGGTAATAGAACTGAAAACTTTTTAAAGGATACATCATTTCATGGGTAAAATATTATTAGCAATTACAACTTACAATCAATCCAATTACACTAGAATGTGTTTTGAGTCGTTGAAAAAATTAGACGATGATATGGATGTGATTGTAATCGATGATTTTAGCACGGACGACACCGTTGATGTTTGTAAGGAATACGGTTATGAATGTGAGACGAAAAAAGAGCCAATGGGATTGACTAACTCGTGGAATAGTGCTTACAGTCATTTCAAATCTGATGATGAGTACGACTATCTGATTATTGCTAACAACGACATACTGATTCCAAAGGGTGCGTTAGGTGAGTTGGTTGAGTCGTTTGAACAATGGCCTTACACGATGATTGTTCCAATGTCAACCACAAATGGTGTAGGTCATAATCCAACACAATCGATTGAAAACTATTATCAAGGTATGGCGCCATCTTGTAATGATCCTAAATACTATCAAGAGATACAAGACAAAATACTTGATGTAAAAGAACAGACAAGAAAATCCAATAATCTATACATGTTGGATACTGCTAGAATGAAGATGTTCAACGGATTCTTTTTCATGATGAATAAAAACATAATTCAATATGAACAGAATAAAACCGACCTTTTCAAAACAGACAAAATCATGACCAAAAATGAAGACCAATTTAATTGGGATTGTTTGATATCAAATAATGATTTTCCAGCATTGTGTAAGACATCATTTGTATTTCATTACAAAGGTGTATCTACATTTGATGTATTTGATAACTACACGGAGATTTCTAATAATGTTGAAGAGTGGAAACGACAAAGGGAATTGCGTGGTGGATAAAATAACTTATGATAATTTTCTATTTGATTTTAGGTCAATAGTTGTAGAGTGGTTTGAGGTGGAGGGCATATTCCCACCAGGTGGATTAGAGCGTCTACACTTTCACAAGTCTTATGATTTATTTCAAAGAGAAAATGACCAATCAACCGTGTGGCATAAATGTTTTTATGATAAAATAAGAACAGATAATAGATTTGACCATGAATACATGTCATTCTTATCTCAATATATTAAACCAAGATTCGGTGAGGAAATAGTATATCAAAAGATACCAACACTCAGAGTTCATCTGCCAGGCAATATTTCGGTTGGTGAGTTTCACAAAGATAAACATTATCGAAATGAAGATTGGGCTGAAAAGGTACAAGAGTTAAATTATTTTGTGCCACTAACGAGTGCTTATGGAACTAATACTATATGGGCAGAAACAGAAGAGGACTTGGGTGATTTCCAAGAGATAAGAGCAAACTATGGTGAGTGTGTGGAGTGGAGTGCCACAAAACTAACACATGGAAATAAACAGAATATAACTAGAAATACAAGGGTAAGTTTTGATTTTAGAGTCATACCTAAATCAAGATATGTAGAAAGTGATTATTTAACAATTAACACCAAGATACCGTTTGGTATTGGTGGATATTATGAGGTTTTATAGTGGAAAAATTACAAGAGTTATTGACAATCACTATGGAAGAGTGTGGTGAATTAATTCAGGCTTGTAGCAAGGCTATTAGGTGTGATGATTATCGTGATAATAAAAAGCTCATCCAAGAGATTGCTGATGTTTATTGTATGATTGAGTTAATACACGAGTATGATTTGGTCAGTTGGGATGAAATTGATAAGGGTGTGTTAAAGAAGATAGAGAGATTAAAAAAATGGAGTAGTTTATATGAGTGAAAAAGTGATAAGTTTTATACAACCAAGTAGAAACAATCTAAAATATTTACAATGGAGTTACAACTCTATCAGAAAGAATCTTGGATACAGACATGAGATATGCTGGGCTGATGATTTTTCTGATGATGGCACATGGGATTGGATGAATGAAATCATCAAGAAAGACCCGAATATAAAGATACATCGTAATGAAGGTCCTACAAGACTTGGACACACCATATTATATGATACGCTGGTAGATATGGCGACAAGTGATATCGTTATGATTTATCATGCTGATATGTACGCATGTCCTGGTATGGATGAAGCTGTACTAGAACTTTTGGAACGAGGTAAGGTGGTAAGTGCCACAAGAATAGAACCACCACTACATCCTGATGGTCCTGAAAAGGTAATAAAAGACTTCGGTATTGAACCCGAGGAGTTTGATGAGTTGAGATTGATGAATTTTCTTGAAGAATTTAATGATGGTAAGGATAAGATTACTAATGGTATATTTGCTCCGTGGGCTATATACAAGGATGATTTCTTGAGTATTGGTGGCCACGACCCGTTGTATGCTCCACAATCAAAAGAGGACTCTGATATATTCAATAGGTTTGTATTGGCTGGATACGAAACGATACAGACTTGGCAAGGCTATGTATATCACATGACTTGTAGAGGCAGTAGATTCAAAGATGGTGCTATGAGAAATCCTGATGGTCAAGTCTTTATGAAGAACAGAGAAACGGACGAGTGGTTAAAACAGAATATCAGAAGCACAAGAAACTTCATCCGTAAGTGGGGACATTTTGTCAAACATGATGAATATCTTAAACCGATTATACCACCAAAATACAATGTTGGATTCGTGGTAGAAAATTGTGGACTTGAAGCATTGAGTGCTTTAGAACCGTGGTGTAACAATATCTATGGTGATTGGGTTGGTCACAAGGGATTTCATGTGAACAAATACATTGAACAAGAACAACCAAATACAGACTTTAAATTAAGTAAAAGAATTCATTCACAGCATACAAATCCGACAAACGACATTGTTGTTAGGTTTGATGCGTCAAAAATGACACAAGATAGCTGGAACATAATACAAAACTTATCAGAAATAATCAAGGATTCTGGTCAAATAGGAATCATGAATTTGGATATTTTCAATTTTGAAATAAGAAACTTGAAAACATACGAAAAAGACTTGATTATTTGTAAGACTACATAATACTTATATATTGAATAGGAGTTATA